TATATTCCGCGATTTTACAGATATTTTCTAGGTGCGTTGCATTGATCAATTCACCATGAGCATTGATTCGAAAGAAAGCATCGAGGATTGTTGGCAATTCTGATTGATCCAAGATGCGGCTGGATAGCAGATCACTGTTCCGTTGCAACGCACCTTGCATATTCTTGCGGTAGGATTTCAGCATACCGTGGGAATAGCACTGGCGGCATATGGTATCGCCTGAACTGTTCATCTTGATACAGAAAGAGTTGGTCACGGTGTTGGTGCTGATAGCTTTGAAGCCGTCGAGCTTTCCCGTCATCTTGCTGATATGTACTTGCATGGTTCATGTGCTCCTTATTTTTCAGTGATCCGGTGACGGGGGGTTTCACCCTCGTAATAGCCCTCGGCTTCGCCGTCCTCGATGAACGCCTCCTGATAGTCTTTCATCTCCTGTAGCGTTCCGAGGGTGCAGGTGACCCATTCGCCGTTTTTCTGGACTTCGAACCTATGCGTGGCAGACATTTTGTTGATGGTGTCTGGAATCATTTCCGTTTTCTCCGATCAGGTTAGATAGGTCGAGATTGTGTACAGCGCGCTGATCACGATGACCAGTACGTTAAACACGACGATTTCAGGTGTCAACATTTTATTAATCCATAGGTTTATAACATAACAGACCAGACATTATCCACTGGCATCAATCCTAGGCGGACTGGTGGTGCCTGGTCTAATAGATCCTTGTCTTCGTGTCCTCGACCCTTTGTCGATTCCGAAAGCTCCGCGCTTTCGAGGGTGTCGGACCTTCCGTTCTGGACAGCCGACAATTTCCCCATGACACTTCAGAGACTGACCGTCTATTGTTTCTCCCGGCGTAAGGGATATCCTTGATTATACAGACAAGGTACTGTGGTTAGCTTTCCTCTCGCAGTCCTAAGGTTCGTCCACCGGCCCGTCCTACTTTATCTTAGGCGTTAATTAATTCGGTGGCGTTCACCCGCTCCCCGCAGTGAGAGTACTTGCGTTATGCTTGTGGGGTGATGCGTTCTGTATCCATCCGTTATCCCGTGTTGCCTCGTTTCAGTCTCAAAAGCTTAATCGTTCCGGTTTGGGTTGTCAAACATTTTTTTTCATGGTCCGAAAGATCTTTGCAGGAGCATTGTTATTGGTTCACAAGCTAGTGCTTGGCTTTGTCCCGATCGCTCTTTCCATGAATGCCTCACCCTTCCTAGTGATCCGATCATCGTTTGCCGTAGCGATTGTGATCGGTAGGTTTGGCTCGGCTTGTTTGATTTCCTTGTTCCGTTTTCGATGATGTATCCTCGCATGGTTCGATCATGTGGTCAACAAAAAAAAACGGACCTGGATCGTATCAGATATGGGATGAGCATTTGTATCAAATGCAATCTAGTTATATAAATAATTAAAAGGAACACGCGTGTGCGCGTAGCAAGAACCGTGCCAAGATAGGGGTGTATCCACCCAAACGAGACTGGGATGGCCTAAAAAGAGCCTAAAATTTTAGATAAATCCAGGCTATTCAAATATTTGCCAGATATTTTAGATAAATTTTATATTTATTTGATGGGCAAGTTGGTTAAATTATATTAGATTCTATTTAAAAGGTGGGGGGGCGGTAGCCATGGCCCCTTGCCCAGTACATATATACCCGGTCATGAAAAATTATCCAATTCAATTTGTAAACACCTTTTAATAAGCACAGTATATTCTAACATCAGTCGTGACATTTTGAACACACTTAAATCTTTTTATAACTATTTTCATTTTAGGGGTTGACTTTTTAAACGGGGTATGCTACAATTACTCTGTAATTGCGGAACGAAGTTCCCAAAAACGGAGTGAAGTAATTACATATAAGGCGACAGTTGTATCTTTTTATAGAAAAAGATTAAACCATAACCTATAATGTATATACGTATTCAAAAGCTATTATATATACCCTTTAAGATATCTGTACTATTTTATAAGGAGTTTTGAATATAGTGAGAAAGAAACAATCAGAAAATAGTCTAGATCTACAATCTATAAAGCCATTAACCACTAATCAACACTGTGTTTTTGAAGAGTATAACAAAGATAAAAACTTATTACTGCATGGAATGGCAGGTACTGGTAAAACATTCTGTGCTCTGTACTTAGCCCTGAAGGAAATATTTAACTCTAAAATAAATAAACATAAAGTATATATCGTAAGATCGGCTGTACCAACTAGAGATGTTGGGTTTCTACCAGGATCGTTGAAAGAAAAGATGAAACAATATGAAGCTCCGTATAGAAGTATCTGTACGGAGTTATTTAATAGAGGGGATGCTTACGAGATATTAAAGACTAAAGATTATATAGAGTTTATGTCTACTTCTTTTGTCCGTGGATCTACATATAATAACTGTGTATTAATTGTTGATGAGATCCAAAACTTAACCTATCACGAGTTAGACAGCATTATAACTCGGGCAGGAGATGATACAAGACTAGTATTTTCAGGAGATTTTAGACAATCAGATTTGATTAGAGAGCAAGACCGGGCGGGACTATTAGAGTTTATTAAGGTGTTAAATATCATGCCTTCTGTATCCTCAATCGAGTTTGGCGTAGAAGATGTAGTAAGATCTGGCTTAGTTAAAGAATATTTATTAGCCAAACATAAACTTTTTACTTGACATTATAAATTAACTATGCTATACTATTAATCATAATACCTACTGTGCTTAGTTTGTCCTCTTCCTGCGGGGGTTGCATGAACTAAGTTTTACCTTTTCTGGTTCAGTGATTGCAGCGAAATTATACATACTTTAAGGGAGTTTTCAATAGCAGTAGGTAACTCCCTTATTTTTTTTTTAAGTTTATACGGAAATAGCCAATGCCAAAGAAAGATTCAAAAGAAGCTAAATTCCGAAATCCAACGGGAAATAAGGAAAAGTTACCTTCTTCTTTTTATGTGGGAGAGGTTAGAGGGGGAGGAAGTTCCTCTAAAAACAAATATGGTACTTCTGGAGGTCTTGGAGGTACTGCTACAGTCGGCTATCGTCCGACTGATAAGTTGGATTTTTCCGCCACTGCCAGCGGAAATTTTTCATTCTTTTTACCCAATGAAAAGTTAAAAGAGTTTGGTATATCCAGCAGCAAAGAAGGTAATATAAATCTCAATAAATTAAAAGCAATATATAACATTTCTAAAGATACTAATATTAGTGCTAGTTATAATCCAAAAGAAAATGGTTTTATGGTTAGATTTAATTCAAAGTTTTAAGGGAACAATCTATAATGGCTATTACATATCGTGGTGAGAAGTTTTCGGGATATAATAAACCTAAGCGTACCCCTAGTCATAAAACTAAGAGCCATGCTGTGTTAGCTAAGGAAGGCGAGAAGGTTAAACTAGTAAGGTTCGGTCAGCAAGGAGTTAAAGGTGCTGGCAAGAACCCGACATCAGCAAAAGATAAAGCGCGTAAACGTAGCTATTATGCTAGACATAATGCACAAGGAAAACCAACCAGTAAGCTATCAGCTAAATACTGGAGTCATAAAGTTAAATGGAATGAAGGTGGACCTGTACTATGACCGAAGAAAAACAACCTTTCAAGTGTGACTCGTGCCAAGAGTGCGGGTGTAATACTGATGTTTGTAAATGCGAATGCCATAAACAAGACGATAAAGATCAACTAGATTTCTGGAAGGACAGACAGTGAAAAAGTATATGAACCCAGTTAAGTCTAAGAAAATGAACTTAGGCGGCAGTATTATGAATCCCTATAGAATGGCTAAGGGTGGTCCCGTATTTAAGACTTGCCCTGGCTGCCCAACACCGGCTAAGTGTAAAGCCGCTGGTAAGTGTTTAAAGAAAGCTAAGAAGTAACAGACGGGAAGGTGACTGTTCTGGTGGGGATAACGACGGGGAAAAACCGCGTTATAGGAGTCGCATGGTAACTAAGACTAAATCAACAGTAAATAAAGCAGGTAACTACACCAAACCGGCTATGCGTAAAAGGCTTTTTGAAAAGATCAAAGCTGGTACTAAAGGCGGTAAAGCAGGGCAGTGGTCAGCCCGTAAAGCACAGTTATTAGCCAGCGAGTATAAGAAAGCAGGGGGTGGGTACAAGTAAATGCCGTATTCTAAGTATTCTCCTAAACAAAAGAAGTTAGCGGCTGTAGCCCCTCCCCGTAAAAAGATTACACAAGCAGATTTAAGGAAAGTCCGTGGCTCTAAAAAAACCTCAACAAAGTCTTAAAGCGTGGACTAAACAGAAATGGCGTACAAAGTCAGGTAAGCCTTCCGGTAAAACCGGAGAAAGGTATCTTCCTGAAAAAGCAATTAAGTCATTATCATCTGCCGAATATGCTTCTACAACAAGAGCTAAACGAGCAGGAACAAAAGCGGGGAAGCAATTCGTAAAGCAACCCAAGGCAATCGCAAAGAAAACTAAACAATATAGAAAGGTCTAAATTATGCCCAGTAAAGATGTGACAAAATTAGAAAAAAAACTTGAGCAGTTAGAATCTATGCTTGAATCCGGCGTTCGTTCTAAGAGTGCTATGGGTACAGTTAAGTTAGATAAGCTGGATAAACAAAACCTTCGAAGAGAAATTAAAGATATTAAAGCTGAATTAAATAAAGAGTATAACCGGACTGGCAAAAAAGGCAATACACTAGGTCTTTCTTTAAATGGAGAAATTGGTGAGCCGGGTACGACTATGCCTCCAGCGGGTAAAAAGACAAGCTCCTCTTCAGCCGGTAAAAAGGACAGACCAAAGTTAGTAGAACGCAAAGGCCCATCTTACTCCGACGACATGACTCCACCCAAACGGTTTAGTGAAGCAAGTGGACGCAAATTTATACGAGATATCTTAGGTGATGACACTAAAGTAGAATACGAAGATATGTCTGAAGCAGGTCCAGACGGTGCTCGTAAAGGCGGCATGAGGAAGAAAGCTGCTCCTAAATCTAAATACGGCATGAAAGCAGGTGGCTTTACTAAGCGTGGTGGCATGTATAAGAAGGGAATGTCATAATGGCTAGCACAAGTAAAAGTATGGGTGATCCCAATTTTCCGTTAAGCGAAGCAGAAAGAGAGGCAGGTGCTCGTCGTGTTACGGGCGGTGACGTTATTTACGCTTTACCAGTAAGTGCGCTAGGACCAGTAGCTAAACTTATTTCTACGGCAGGTACGACAGAAGCTGTAAAAAAGTTTGGACAAAATCTTGTACGTCTAGCAGAAAAACATGCACGACCTGTTCGTACACAACAGAACATGAGAGCAGGAGATAGAAAAACTCCAGAAGAAAAAGTTGTTGTTTTTAAGAATAAACCTGGACAGAATAGAACTAAAGGTGGTCTAGAAAATATGTCTAAAAAACTAGTTTCTAGAGAAGAGGGTAAAAGACTTTTAGCACAAGATAATGCTAGAAAACTATCACTGTCAACTGCTGTTAGTATGTCTAAAGATAAAGTTAAAACTTCTGAAGATTCTCGTACTGCAAGGTTGAAGCCTCTACCAGATGCTAAAGAAGTAAAACAACGCCCAGAACCCAAACAAGTACCGCCCCAGTTAAAAAAACGCAAAGGCCCATCTTATTCTGATGACATGACCCAAGATGATTATGGTCTAAGGGAAAAGGTGCGTATTCGTGATAAGGAAAAAGAAGAGAATATCGGTGAAGCTGCCGCTGAACAAAACCTAAAGAAGGGTGGGGCCGTTACTCGTAAAGCAAAACCATCTAAGTATGGGATGAAAGCCGGTGGCTTTACTAAGCGCGGCGGTATGTATAAGAAGGGAATGTCGTGAGCAAATTAACTGAACAACAAGAAGCATTTTTAAATGCATTGTTCGGTGAAGCTGCGGGCAATTTCCGTGCAGCTATGGACATGGCGGGGTATTCTAAACACGAGTACCCTGCTCGTCTCATCCGTAATCTTAAAGATGAGATTATAGATCGTGCTGAACATATGCTTGCAGCTAATGCTCCTAAAGCAGTTCTATCCATGACAGGTGTGCTAGATGATCCCAGTGCTCTAGGTACGCGGGAAAAACTAGCAGCATCGAAAGAGATCCTGGATCGGGTTGGTCTAGTTAAAACTGAGAAGGTTGAAGTAAAAGCGGACAAGTCTGCTGTATTGATTTTACCTCCTTTAAAGTATGACGACGAGGACGATGCCTCAGAATAAAGCCAGACATTTAGATCGTAAACCGATTCCAGCAAGAGGTAGATTACCTTATGGCTATGACATTGTTGGAAAAGAGTACATACCTCATAATCCTACTATGGATAAATTGGAGGTTGCGGTCGAACAAATTAGAGAAGGCAATCAACCTATCCGCAAGGTTGCAGCATGGCTTGAGAATGAAACAGGTAGAAAATTATCGGCAACCAGACTTCATAAGATCGCATGGTCACCCGAAGAACTTGAGACACGTAGAAAAAAGCGGAGACGCGGTCTTACTGCTGAACAAAGACGATTACAAGATCTTAAAGATCAAGAAAGACAAAGCAGAATCAAACACGGAATCGCAGAGCGAAAGCTACAGCGAGCCGTCAAAAAGACAAAACCACATGCTGTCGATACTGGTGTAGACTTTTCAGACCAAGTAGTTCAAGATAGAGAGATTGCTTTTCAGGCTAATCCTGGCCCACAAACTGATTTTCTATCCGCGACAGAACGTGAAGTTTTTTATGGAGGTGCAAGAGGCGGGGGTAAAACTTATTCCCTCTTAGTGGCACCGTTACGGTTTATCCATAACCCAGTGCATCGTGCGCTACTAATTCGTAGGTCGATGCCTGAATTAAGAGATGTTATTTTCCAAACTCAACAGATTTATAAGAAGATCGAACCAAAAGCAAAGTTTAAGAGCCAAGAAAATACATGGTACTTTCCAAGTGGAGCACGAGTTGAATTCGGCTATTGTGAAAACCTTCAAGACGTTTTACGTTACCAAGGTCAGTCCTATTCCTGGATTGGTGTGGACGAGTTGCCGCAATATGCTAGCCCGGATGTATGGCATTTTCTTCGTTCGTCCTTACGAACTACTGACCCAAGTCTTCCTTTGCATATGCGTGCGACTGGTAACCCAGGAAATATCGGTTCTGCGTGGGTTAAAAAGATGTTCATCGATCCGGCTAAGGCTGGCACGAAAATTACAGAGAAAGTTGAATATGAGGTTGAGGGAAAGACCCTAACTTCTGAGATCACTCGTAAATTTATTGCGGCTTCTGTTTGGGATAATCCGTACTTAACACAAGATTCTAGTTATATTTCTATGCTGGCTTCTTTGCCAGAGGTAAAAAGAAAACAATTTTTATATGGTGATTGGGATGCAGTTGACGACGGAGCGTTTCCAGACTTTGACAAAGAGACGCATGTGGTACCATCTTTTGAGATTCCTCACGGGTGGACGAAAATCAGATCAGCGGACTTTGGTTATGCGGCACATTCAGGTGTCCTTTGGGGCGCAGTAGACTTTGACGGGTGCCTGTGGATTTACAGGGAGTTATATGTTAACCGTTTAACTGCTGATAAACTCGGGGAACTTATCCGAGAAACAGAAGCAAGTGACGGTAGGATTCAAGATGCGTTATTAGATAGCTCGTGTTGGGCTAAACGTGGTGATACAGGACCATCTATTGCCGAGGCTCTTAATGCAACCGGGTGTAGGTTTAGACCTTCAGACAGATCTCCAGGTTCTCGTGTCGCGGGAAAGATTGAGTTGCACAAAAGATTAGCGGTGGATGAAGACACAGGTGAGCCAGGGATTAGAATCCTAGATAACTGTAGAAATTTAATAAGTCAACTAGCAGCAATTCCTATTGATCCTCGTAATCCAGAAGATGTAGATACTAAATCAGAAGATCACTTATACGACGCTCTGCGATATATGATACAATCTCGACCTTCTAATGTTAGAGTTGCATATGAAAATACACCTAAAAAACGCTGGAAACCTAGCGACAACGTATTTGGATATTAAAACATGGTAGATAAAACTGATATTGTTGTGTTAGATGATGAGGCCGGACTAGACGATTCTTCTTACTATAGTCTTGTAAGTTATATCGAATCACGGTATAATCGCGCCCAAGATCGTCGCTACACAGACGAAGATCGGTGGCTACGAGCATACCGAAACTACCGAGGTTTATACGGTCCTGATGTTCAATTCACAGAGGCCGAAAAGTCTCGTGTATTTATTAAGGTTACCAAGACTAAAGTTTTAGCTGCCTATGGTCAGCTTATTGATGTTCTTCTAAGTCAAAACCGATTTCCTTTAAGCATTGAACCGACTACTCTACCCGAAGGTGTCGTAGATACTGCTCATGTAGATCCGAAGCAAGCCGAAGCAGAGGATATGGTAGAGAAACAAATTGAAAGTATTTATGGGTATCCCGGTGACGGTCGAGATCTTCAGCCCGGTGATACCTCAAATTCTTTACAAGAACGCTTAGGTCCGCTGAAAGAAGATCTAAAAGAACTAGAAGGTTTAGAAGAAGGCCCTGGCGTTACTCCTTCTGCCGTAACTTTCCATCCTGCTCAAGAAGCTGCTAAAAAGATGGAAAAGAAAATTAAAGACCAGCTAGAGGAATCTTCTGCTACTAAGCATCTTCGTCATACTTGCTTTGAATCAGTTCTATTTGGAACCGGTATCATGAAAGGCCCGTTTGCTTACGATAAAGAATATGCAAACTGGACAGATACCGGTGAGTATGATCCAATTATTAAAACTGTTCCACGGGTAGAGCATGTATCTGTCTGGGATTTTTATCCTGATCCAGACGCTTACAACATGGAAGAATGTAATTATGTTATCGAGCGTCATCGGTATACACGATCGCAGCTACGCGAGTTAAAGAAGCGTCCTTACTTCCGCCCATCAGTTATTGAAGAAGCTATTAAAGAAGGTGAGAACTACACTCGTGAATGGTGGGAAGATGATCTAAACGATAACCAGATCAGTTCTGAGTTTGGTTCAGAGAATTCCGTGACAGGTAGCGGCGGCGTAGATCGTTTTGAAGTATTAGAATTTTGGGGTACCATTGATCGCAAGGTGGCTGAGTCACAAGATATCGAGATACCAAAAGAGTATGAAGATACTGATGAACTACAGATTAACTGTTGGATTTGTAATGGTAAAGTACTACGTTTTGTAATTAACCCCTTCACACCTGCACGTATTCCTTATGTAGCATCGCCGTATGAGTTAAATCCTTACAGCTTCTTTGGTATCGGTCTTGCTGAAAATATGGATGACACTCAGACGCTTATGAATGGTTTTATGCGTATGGCCGTGGATAACGCGGTTCTATCTGGAAACCTCCTTATTGAAGTAGATGAAACCAATCTAGCACCAGGACAGGACTTAAATGTTTACCCTGGTAAGGTATTCCGTCGTCAAGGGGGCGCTCCTGGACAGGCTATCTTCGGTACAAAATTTCCTAACGTCTCCTCTGAAAATATGTTATTATTCGACAAAGCTCGGGTTCTAGCTGATGAGTCATCTGGTTTGCCTTCGTACTCGTATGGTCAGACAGGCGTGATGGGTACCGGTCGTACTGCTTCAGGTATCTCCATGCTAATGGGGGCAGCTAGTAACTCTATTCGCACTGTTGTTAAAAATATTGACGATTATTTATTACGTCCGTTAGGTGAAGCTTTATACGCTTGGAATATGCAGTTTGATTTTGATCCTGAGATTAAAGGGGATCTGGAAGTTAAAGCACGAGGCACAGAAAGCTTTATGCAGAACGAGGTGCGTTCTCAGCGGCTTATCAGCTTCCTACAGATTGCTAGTAATCCTGTTCTTGCTCCTTTTGCGAAGTTCCCTTACATTATGCGCGAGATTGCAGCGACTATGGATCTCGATATGGATAAGGTCACAAACAACCCCGAGGAAGCCTTCCGGCAAGCCCTGCTGCTTCAACAGATGCAGAAGCAAGCTATGGAAGACGCTCCTCCCCAACAATCTCAGGTAGCTGTCGGACAAGACGCTATGGGTACTGGAGGAGGAACAATCGGTGTAGGACAAGCACCGGTACCCGGAGAAGAGGGAGCACCTACTGGGGGTGGTCCTACACAGGCTCCTCAACAGCAACCTTCCGGTCAAGGCGGTATAACAGAACAACAACTTATTCAAATGCTCCAACAAAATCAGGCGGGTAGTGCTTAATAATGAAAGAAGTTTTAATTTTAGTCAATCAACCAGATTTTCAACAGCTAATGGATATCTATTTAGACGAAAAGAAGAAAGAGTATTACAGGATACTAGAACAGTCTGATGATGAAAAAGAATTATATCGAGCGCAGGGCGCTTGCAGCTTGTTAAATAAAATGAAAAATATGAAAGTTGAAGTTCAAACAAAAGCTAAGAGGGGTTAAATATGTCTCAAGTTTTAGATGCAATTAAAAGAATTCGTACTAACAAAATAGGAGATGCCTTAGAAAAATTTGCTGATATAGTTTCTAAGGTAGAGTCTAACAATGAAAATGTACGTCAAGAAGGCGGCGGTCCAGGACGAGGCTTTTATCAATATGAGATGCAAGCTGGTTCAAAAAAACCGCAGGGGGCAAAAACTGCGCTTAATAGATATAAGAGATTTTTAGATCAAAACAGTTTAACTATGCCTGAAAGCTACGCTAGAGAATTAAAAAGCAAAAATTTTGACCCTAACGATCCTGACTTTACAAAACTCTCTAGAGAACTTCAAACAGAAATATTTTATGCCGATAAGCAAGAAGATCCTGACTTTAAATTAGCAGATCTTGCAAGTGGCACTTTATCGTATCAAAACGCTTGGCTTGACCATCATTGGAAAGGGCCAGATAAAGACAGAGAAGCTAGAATAAAACATTACAACAACGAAATACCTCAGCCAAAACCTACACCACCACTTCCTGAACCACGGCCTGAACGAAATATGCCACCTCTGCCAGAACCACGGCCACCGCAAGGAAGTGAAAAAGATTTTCCTCCTCAAGCAATAAACCCACCCCCGAGTTCTTTTCGTTTTGATGAGTCTTCTACTATTGACAGTTTTAATTCAGATCCGTCTATCACGGGGGGTCAAGCCGAAGACAGTCTCGATGCCCAAATGGCTGAGGTTATGGGGTCTGATCCTAGTCGATATCGTCCTGTACCTAAAGAAAAGCTTACGGAGGGCGAGTCTTTAAATAGCCGTGAGTTACTAGAAAGTCCAACTCAACAAGAGGTGGGTCCGGCATATACGGAAGAAGAGTTAGCTAGAGAGGCTTACGTAGATCCAGAAAGCGCCCGTCGTCAGCAGGAATTTGAAGAAGGTACAGGTGCGTTTGCTTCAGAAAGTACCGGTGATCAAACTATCGGTGATATGCTTCGTAGCTTCTTTGGCACTAGTGAAGAAGCAGATACATATGAAGGACCAACAGGAGAAGCTGATCCAGCTAACTTTGCTGAAGGTGGTCCCGTAGAAAAGGAACTAGAAGTGACAGAGGATGATCTACCAGACCCGCCTCCTGGTGCAACTCCTGAAGAAGTAGCGGATGATATTCCTGCGTATCTTTCAACCGGCGAGTATGTTCTTCCGGCTAACGTAGTTAGGTATTACGGATTAGCTAAGATTAAAGACTTACATCAAAACGCCCTATTTGAATTACAGCAGATGGAAGATCTCGGGATGATTCAAAACGTGGATCATAACGGTGAAGAAGAAGACGATGACGATGAGATGACTTTTATTCAAGAACCAAAAACACTCCTTGTTATTGAGTCTTCAAAAGGTTTGATGCGTCCTATGCACTTTAATGAGGGTGGTAACCCTAATGAACCTGGGGAGGGGGAACCCGCTTCATCGCCACCGAGTGAAACTCAAGGCTCCGCAGATCAAGGATCAGATCCAGCAGAAACTGGGACAGCACAGGCAGAAGAGCAAGCAGAGGCGGATATAGCTGCGGCAAATCTTGAGAAGGAATCTACAGAAGACGCACTAGGTTTGTTCGGTACCGGTCTTACCGCTGAAGATATGGCAATGAACACAACGCCGGGTCGAGCTTTAGCGGCAATTGGCGCTATTGCCGGGGCCCTTACAGATACTTTTCAAGGACTCGAAAAGGAAGGTGTTACTGTTGATTTTCCTGGAGAAGATGACTACAGTGGATTTGGGAAAGGCACAGACATCGGAGGTGACGACGGTTCTAGAGGTGGTGGTGGAGATGACCCAAACATATCTATGGCAGATCTAACTCCAGAAACTCCTAGGATTAGAACTTCTGTCCGGCGATTTATACCTGGAGTTGGTATTATTGATACCGCTCCTAAAAGAGGTATTATGAGGGCCTCTAACGGCGGCATGGCTTACGTACCAGGGGTAGGATTACTAGGGACCGGTCAAAAAAACACGTTTGGCGAAGATCAATCAGATTTGTTTAACTTTAAAGATTTTGTGTTATCTGGAAGTTTTGATAATTTGTATTCTATGTTTATTGACTCTCCCGAGGGATACTCCCCTGACGAATTTAGAAAGTGGGAAGAAAAGACAGAACAGAGATACAATAAGAATCCTAGGCTTACCGGAAAAAGTCTGAACCAAAGAAGAACTCTTGCGCGAGAAATTGTTCCTTTCGGCGCTAATTTAGATGGAAGTGCGGGGAGTCATAACGAAATATCTAGAGACAAAGAACTTTGGGCGATTCTTTCACAATATGGCATGGGCGGCGATCAAGGAGAACTACTAAAGAATTACAATGAGGGTTATAATATGATTGATCTGAATGGTTCTCCAGCGACAAACGAGTTTCTTAAAGCAAAACTCGACACATTAGCCTCAACTCGTAGAATTAAACGGGAAGGAATATCATCATCTGATATCCCGGAAGGTTCTACAAACTATGACGTTATTCGTAGTTTATATGCTCCTCAAGTGTCATTATCAGAAACGGAAGGTCCAGAAAATAGGTTTTATCCTGATAATTTAGATATACTGAGCGACCCCGAAGGGTTTAAGCGGCAATTCGGTTCTGATTTAACCGGACCTGCCGATGTAGATATTGTTAATAGATTTATAGGTGCATCGCCAAAAAGTAACAATGGTATTATGTCTGCCTCACCCAAAAATACCTTTATACCGGGGGTTGGCCTAGTTTAAACCTTTTTTGCGGGCTACCCACTACCCTCTTCGTGGTGAAGAGCTACTGGTGGCCCCCTATAGAGAGAGAGTAAAATGCAAGCTCAAGCAGTAGAAAACACACCTAAAGTTTCAATGATGAAGTACAAAAATAATTCATCGATTGAAGAAGAAGAAAAGGAAATTGAACGCCTAGAAGCAGAACGCGCAGGAAATACTGAAGAAGCTGAACAAGAACCAGAAGAATTAAATCCTGAAGAGGAGACGTTTAAGAAACGCTATGGCGATCTTAGGCGACATATGCAAAGCAAAGAATCTCAGTATGTAGAAGAAATCAGCAAGTTAAAAAGTCAATTAGAAAGCGTTACTAAGCGACAGGTAAAACTGCCTAAGAGCGACGAAGAGCTAGAACAGTGGGCTGAAAAATATCCAGACGTAGCTAAGATTGTAGAAACAATCGCTACTAAGAAAGCAATTGAAGCACGAAAAGACGTAGAAGAAAAATTAGCTGCTGTTGATAAGATGCAGCACGAAGTGAAAGTTAAAGAAGCAGAGTCAGAGTTAGCTAGGTTTCACCCTGACTACAGTGAATTACGTGCAGATGCAGACTTCCACGCATGGGTAGATGTACAACCTAAGTGGATTCAGGATGCTCTATACGAAAATGAAACTGACTTCTTAGCAGCGTCAAAGGCAATTGATCTCTATAAACTAGAGACAAAGCCAAAGCCTACTACAAAAGATGCAGCTAAGAGTGTTGGACGGCCACGACGTTCGCAAGAACCTACACTAGAGACTAAAGCAAAGTGGTCCGAGTCAGCAGTTAAAAAGCTTTCGGGTAAGGATTACGAGCGGTTTGAAAATGAAATCATGGAAGCTATTCGTACAGGCAACTTCGAATACGATATTTCTGGTGGTGCTCGGTAATTTTTTACTTGACAAATAAAATTTAGTATGTTATAATATTATCTATACAATAAAAGTGGGCCATTAATTTGGCCCGCTTCTTTCCAGACACCTCTAAATGTTTAGACCACTGTCTGATCTTCCGCTAACACTTACGGAAAATTCAACTACCTGTACAATATTTAGGCCGGAACCCCTACCCTAATGAGTCAGCCTTGAATGCCTAATGTTAGTTCTTTTTAGCAAACAGCCTGAAAGGAGATAACCAATGGCTTTTTCATCGGCTCCTGGCTACGGTAACCTACCTAACGGTAACTTCTCGCCGGTAATTTACAGCAAGAAGGTACAGACTGCGTTCCGTAAGACCAGTATCGTTGAAGACATCACAAACAGTGATTACTTCGGTGAGATCAATAACTTTGGTGATAGCGTTCGCATCATCAAGGAGCCAGAGATCACCGTTAAAGAATACGCCCGTGGCACCGTTGTAATGCCACAGGATCTCGATGACGAGGACTTCACTCTCGTTGTCGATAAGGCAAACTACTTCGCCTTTAAGATTGACGACATTGAAGAAGCACATTCGCATGTGAACTTCGAATCTCTTGCTTCTGATCGCGCTGGCTATCGCCTTCGTGACCAGTTCGACCAAGAAATTCTTGGTTACATGACCGGCTTCAAACAATCTGCTCTTCACAGCATTGCCGATACTGCTCGTGTTTCTGGCGACAAGTCCGGTACCGATCCGATCACCGTTGCTGACAATGGTCTACTAGCTTCCATGCTAGTTGCTCGTAACAGCTTCGTTTCTGGTGGTGCTGCTACCGATTCTATCGCTACACACCCAGACGGTAGTACTGGTGAGGCAACCCCTCTACAGGTTCTAAACCGGATGGCTCGTCTTCTTGACCAGCAAAATGTTGACCGTGATGGTCGTTGGGTTGTGGTTGACCCCGTTTTCGCTGAACAGCTAAACGACGAAAACAGCAAGCTTCTAAACAATGACTTTGCTGGTGGTCAGAATGCTGGCGACATTCTTCGGAATGGCCGCATCATTTCTGGCATGGTTCGTGGTTTCCGCGTTTACCTTTCAAACAACCTACCTTCAATTGGCACTGGCCCTGCTACAGTTGATACCAACGGTTCCGCTACCAACTTCGGTGTGGTTCTTGCTGGTCACGACTCCGCAGTCGCTACTGCTTCGCAAATTGAAAAAGTAGAGACATATCGTGATAACGATAGCTTCGCTGACGTTGTTCGTGGTATGCATCTCTATGGCCGGAAGATCCTTCGTCCAGAAGCTCTAGTCCGTGCACACTACAACATTGCCGGTTAATGGGGGAGATAAATTATGGCTTTAGGTGATAATACTCTTACCGTTGCTCGTGGCAATAGTGCCCGTGGCCGTCAGCCGTACTATGTGCAAGGTTTTGTGAACTTTGCTACCGCTGCGACTGACAAAGGCGGCGCTCTTGCTGCTACTGACGTTATTCCGGCTCTTACCGTTCCAGCAAATCATGTGATTCTAGCTGCTGGTCTAGAAGTTTCCGTTGCTAATGTCGGCGGTTCTAATGATGTGACACTAAATCTCTCCACTGCTGGTGGCGATATTTTCGTTGACGGTTTTGACTACGACGCTGCTTCTGTAGGTGACTACGGTGCAGCCGATGCAGACTTCCGTCCGGTAGTAGTCGGCGGTACCGCTGATAATCTTGATGTTACTATTGCAACTGCTACCACTGCCCCAACAGGCGGTGAAGTGCGGGTCTGGGCTGTCCTAATGGACGTCGATGACTCCGGTTCAATGGTTGCTGATGAGGTTTCACGCGACCTAGCTTAATTGATGTATTGGGGCGGGGCTTCGGTCCCGCTCCTCTACTCTTAGGATTTTTCATGGCAACGACTTTTCTCACATTAGTAAACGATACGTTACGCCGTCTAAATGAAGTTGAGATTGCCTCAGCCGATTTCGCGGCGGTTATTGGTTTTCGTGCTCAAGTAAAAGATGCCGTTAATGCAGCGTTGCATGAAATTTCACAACGTGAGTACTTTTTTCCTTTTAACTACACAACAGGTAGTTTAACACTAGCTTCTGGTACAGATACATATACGCTAGCTGCTGATGTTAAGTTAGCTGATTGGAACACGTTTAGAATTAACTACGATGTAGGTAATAATTTTTCTGCTCGTAAACTTCGTCAAATGGATTACAATAACTATCTCAGTTCATATTTCGAAAGAGATAGCGAGGCGGGATCAGGTGACTATGATCAGCCGATTTATGTTTATAAAACTCCCGGTGGAAATGCCGGGTTTACTCCTATTCCAGATGCAGCATATTCCGTTTCTTACGACTATTATTCTTACCACACAGATTTAACTTTAAGCACAGATACTATGGTAGTTCCTGATGCCTTTAAACATGTAGTGATTGATGGATCTGTATATCACTGTTATATGTTCAGGGATAATTCTCAGCAAGCCGCAATTGCTAAACAAAAATTTGATCTAGGTATTGATCATATGAGATCTCTCCTGATTAACACAAACCGTCTTTTAGAAGTGCGGGATACCAGAGTTGCCAATTTAATTAATGCTCCGACAGGGAGTATTTAATGGATAGTTGGAGAGACGTTACGGTATTATCTCGTGGCGGTCTATACACAAATGAAGATGCTCTAGTTCTAGCTTCCAGTAATCCGGGTGCGGCTATTCGGATGTTAAACTTTGAAATATCTCAATTTGGTGGCTACAGACGTATTAACGGATTTGAACCTTACGATGCTACTTATCCAACCTTACCAGGGCTTGGAAAAGTTTTAGGTATCTGGATTCATAGTGATACTGTATACGGTGCTCGACGTAATTCTGGTGATGCTACAGGTTCTTTAGGAACGAACCCTTTTGCAGTTACTGATGGAAGTGCTACAGTTACAGTAACACATGTTTCTCATGGGTTAGCTATCGGCTCTTTCGTTACTTTTGCAGGAGCATCCGCTGTTGGCGGTCTTTCTTTAAACAGCGAGTTTGTTGTTACTTCAACTCCAACGGCTAATACTTACACATTTACCGCTAACGGAATTTCAAATGCAACTACTTCTGGCGGCGGCGCTTCTGTATCTTACTCTTACAGCTATTACTATTCAGTTTATAGATTTACTGCTGGAGTAGGTTGGGGGAGTGATATTACAACTGGTACTCGCTCTGCAATTGGTATTAATAAACTTCGCACTACAGAACATAGTTTTACAGGTTCAGAAGTTCATATTGTTACAGATGGTGTGAATCGTCCCTTTCGACATAACAGAACTACATACATCGAAATATATGATCGACAAGGGACATCAGATACTGATACCGAAGATCAACTATCGAATATTTTTGATACTAGTAACGGCGATGCTACAGTAAATGTTACTCACGTAGGTCACGGTCTTTCCGTAGGTGACACTGTACGATTTAGTAACATCGATGTAAATTTAGGGGGTGAAAACGCCAATAATAAAGACTACACTGTTACCGTAATCGTGGATGCCGATAACTACGAGTTTGAATTAAGTTCTGCATCTACCGTATCAGCTCAAAACAATGTAGGCGGTACGGCAATAAATTGGTTTTACACTTTAGCCGGAACCGGAACAAAAAATATAGCTTCAGCAAAGTACAACACTGATTTTAGAAATCATATATTTTTTGCTGGGATGTCTGATAATCCAAACTTTTTAGTTTTTAGTTCTCCAAATACAGATTTAAATTATCAACCAGCAACTGGTGCTGGTGTTATTAATATAGGTTTTACCATCACAGGGATTGTAAAATTCCGAGATAATTTATATATATTTGGATCTGATAAAATTAAAAGATTAGTAGGTAATAGTTCTGCTGATTTTGTTTTACAAGAAGTTACTAATAACATCGGTTGTATCGCTTCTGATAGTATTATAGAAATCGGTGGTGATATTTTATTCTTGGCATCTGATGGTATCAGACCTATTCAGGGTACAGCGCGTATCGGTGATATTGAATTAGAGACTATATCAAAACCGATTCAGCAGATTCTTCAAGCTCTTCCTGCTAATCAAAACTTAGATGATATGTGTTCAGTAGTTATCAGAGCTAAGACTCAGTTTAGATATTTCTTCCCTCCCGCAGTTTCAAGTGCTGATAGCGAAGGCATCATAGGTGGGATAAGATTTGCAAATCAACGCACCGGATGGGAGTTTGGACAACTACTAGGAATACAAGCAACCGTTGCGGCAAGCGGCCTTATAAACAATCAAGAAGTTATTGTTCATGGAGATCGAAGCGGTAATATCTTTAAACAAGAATCGGGTAACGATTTTAATGGAAGTGAAGTAGTTTCCGTATATGCTACCCCATTTCTATACCTTGATAGTACTGAAAAACGAAAAGTTTTCCAACATCTAGCCCTATTTACTCGACCAGAAGGGCAGTCTACAATTAATTTAGGTATTGCTTTCGACTGGGATGATCCCGCTATACCAAATCCGAGTACATATAATTTAACAACCGCAGGTGCTCTTTTACGATACACCACAACCGGAGGGACATACGACTCCACGTTCACCTTCGGAGGATCTTCTAGTCCTGTACTAGAAACAAATTTACAAGGTTCTGGTCGAGCTATTTCTTTAATCATAACATCTACAGGAACGCAAGCACCGTATAGCATCAGCGGATTTTCTATAACCTACGAAGAGGCAGGATACAGATAATGGCAGGATACACTAGACAATCTTCAGCCCAAATTTTAAGCGGAGAAATTGTTTCTGCCGCTCCAATTAACGCAGAGTATAACCAGATTGTAAATGCGTTTGATGAGTCAACCGGTCATAAACATGACGGCACTAGTGCTGAAGGCCCGCCAATTGATCGTATTGCCGATGCAGATCAAAATAATAAAATCTTAATCGATACCGGAAATAACCATATCGAATTCTATATTGATACTGGTGCCTCTACTCAACAACTTCGTATTGAAGACGGTGCTATTGTTCCAATCACTGATGACGATATTGATTTAGGTGCAGTCGGTGCTGAGTTTAAAGATCTTCATCTAGATGGCACTGCCAATATCGATAGTCTAGTTGCGGATACTGCGGATATTAATGGTGGTACTGTAGACGGATCAGTCATTGGTGGCACCACACCTGCTGCTGCTACCATGACAGATCTTACTGCTACCGGTACAATTAACTTTGCCGGTGCGACAGTTAGCAACGGAGGTACTGTAACAACAGTTGCTATTAACGGTGGAACTATTTCTGGTATCACAGATCTAGCTATTGCAGATGGTGGTACAGCGGCTTCAAATGCTTCAGACGCTAGGGATAATCTAGGGCTTACTATCGGTACAAATATTCAGGCATATGATGCTGGATTACAATCCATTGCAGGATTAACCACTGCTGCTGATAAGATGATCTACACCACTGCATTAGATACCTATGCGGTTACAGATCTTAGCGCAGCAGGTAGGGCATTGATCGATGATGCTTCAGCAGGTGATCAACGTACCACGCTAGGTCTAGGCACTATGGCAACTCAAAATGCCAACAGTGTAGCTATCACCGGAGGTACCATCAGCGGTATCACAAATATCTCAGATACCGGTAACACTCTACCATTCAGTTTTAGCACCACAATAACTGATTCTGATCCAGGTAGCGGTGTCTTTCGTCTAGATAATGCAACCCAAAATACAGCTACAAACATTTATATTGATGATGAAGATTCAAATGCTGTAGATGTATCCGCGTTTATTCAAACGCTTTCGGGTGGTAACAACCCCTCCTCCATTTTAGGTCTAGTCACACTTCGTAAAGAATTTTCTCCTGAAGTATTTCTACAATTCAAAGTTACCGGAGTTATAAATGCTGCTGGCTACACAAAACTAGCAGTGACCAATCTCTCATCCAGCACTGCAAATCCATTTTCTAATAGCGATAACGTGTTGATTGATATTTCTTTGTCTGGTGATAAAGGTGACGCAGGAGATATTACAGGTCCGGTAAGTAGCACCGATAATGCTATCGCTCGATGGGACGGTACTGCGGGTAACTTAATTCAAGATTCCTCTGTACTTATTGCAGACGATGGAACTATCACCGCAGCCC